GCATTTGCAGTTATAAGACCATCTCTTAGAGGTTGCCAAACACTGCCATTCCAACGATATATTCTATTTTGATCTCCTGTATTAATCCAAATGTCACCTATAGATGTTGCTGTTGGTGTAGAGCTTTGTGCGAAGGTTTGGTTAGAAGTTGGGGCTAATGCTATCCAAGCACTTCCACTCCATCTATATATTTTGTTGTTATTATCTGTTTCTATCCACAAATCTCCTGTACGCAAGTCATTAGCTGTGTTGTTAGCTGGCTGATCTGTACCAACAAAAGATTTATTTTTAGTATCAACTTTTGTGCTCAAAGCTGAAATTGCACTTGCGTTTGCAGTAACACCAGAAGTTCCGTTGTTTACCGTTGATTCAAGTGCATCTATTCTTGAAGCACTTGCAGAACCAGAACCAAATACCTCTGTCTGCAATGTTGATATTGCAGAAGCATTAGCCGTAACACCAGAAGTTCCATTATTTACAGTATTCTGTAAAGCTGTAATAGCAGTTGAGTTAGATGTAACAAGAGAGTCTCTTACTGATACCCAGTTGTTGCCATCATATCTATACAGCTGATTATCATCAGAGTCTATCCACAAGTCTCCTGTTGTTAAGGTGCCTGTAGGAGCATTAGCTTGTATAAAGTTTACAGGAATTGAAGTAACGGTGCTTGTTAGTGAGCTTAGGGCTGTAGCTGTGGCATTAACTCCTGTAGATGTATCATTAACTGTGTTTTCTAAAGCAGTAATCTTTGTAGAATTAGATGATACTGTGCCATTTATAGTGCTAACATTAGTTTGTAGGGTACTTATGGCACTTGCATTAGTTGTTATTCTTGCATCGTCAACTGCTACAAAGTTTGTGCCATCATATCTATATTGTTTTTTATTATCATTTGTATCGAACCAAATATCTCCCTCTTGTAGGGTTGAACTGTCTGGTCTAGCTGTAGGCTCATTATCTTGAGCAAAGACATGAAGACCGCTTGAATCTCCGACAGCAACCCAGTTTGAGTTTGTTGTAGCTGTAGCACGATAAAGCTTGTTACTGTCGTTAGAATCAATCCATAGATCTCCTATGGCTGTTGCAGTTGGTGGATTGTCTTGTATAAATGTTCTAGCTTTTGTGTTTACTGTTCCAGTCAAACTGGTTATTGAAGTATTTATGTTAGTTACATCATTATCGTTTGCTGTTATCTGAGTTTGTAAACCTGATATTGCAGTTGCTACCGTGGATGATGAATTAAAGCCAGTAAGGGTATTTTGTAGCTCTGTTACATTAGTTGATAATGTACTAATAGTGTTGCCCTGATTTGTTACTGTTCCAGACAATGTGCTTATAGCATTAGCGTTTGCAGATAGCCCAGTAGATGAATTAGTTATGGCTGCATTTAAAGATGTAATATTTATTGATGTTGAAATATTTGCCCTATCGCTGACACCAGCTACCAACAATATGTCAGATGCATTTTGCGTTATAGCATTACCGTTAGATGTAATTTGAGTTTGTAGCGTTGTATCAGAAGATGATGTAGATCCTGCTGTGGTAGCAGCAAAAGTGCTTCCTGTATAAACAAACAACTCATTGATATTCGGGCTTGAGTCCGTATCAATCCATATATCTCCAGTTTGTAATGATGTACCATCTGATCTTTGAGTTGGCTCACTGTTTGATCTAATGACTCTTGGTGTGTTTGTCGTAAGACTTGAAACATTAGTTGAAGCTGTTGAGGCAAGTGTATTAATGTTTTCTAATGTAGCTTGTAAGGTTCTTTGAGTACCGCTTAAGGTTATATTCATGTCGGTGTTTAAAGTGCTGAAACCAGGCAGTAATTTTATTTCTTCTGATAGCTGTGTCATCACCGCACCCACATCTACGGCTGTGCTTGCAGATGTGCCAGTCTCACTGTTGAAAGGACCAGCCTCATCGTTTTGGTTTACATGTCGTATCCAATAATATTTAGTTGCTGCATTGCCTACCTGATGACTGAATACTGAAGCAGTGGTTTGTGCTAAAAAAGTTCTTGAAGCAAAAGAATTAGAGTTGCTAACAAATATCTCTGTGTGCGAATGACCAGCATAGTCAGGAAAATCCCAAGACAATAATATATTTTGAAAGGCACCTGAAGCTGTGAAACCCGTTGGTGCTGTAGCATTAGCAACCCCGTCTTTCTTGTCATTGTCATCAATAACAAAATCAGAGCCACCGCCTGTTACACTAAAAGTTTGTTTTGCTATGCCAGTATCTATAAGGTCTTGAAAGGTTACTGCTCTATCAAGAATATTTCCCTTTTCACCTTTTAGTTGTTGCAGTGTATCTTGTACCGATTGTGCAAATCTTTTACCTTCAATACTAAAGTCTCTTGGTATTGGAAAGCTCCCACGGGCTGTTAGATTTTTCTTTTTCTTTTTGAGAAATTCATTTGCCACTAGACTATCTCCTGTGGACTTTCATAAACGCAAACTTCGTTGATGATATCTGTTCCCTCCAGCTGTATTTCAAAAACTTTACCTCTGTAGCCTCCTGGCAGTCTAAAGGGGTCTGAATTAGCTACAGTCTGCGTATGCTTGAGAGAACCATCTGCAAATAGTTTAAATGTAAGTGCGTTATATGCCTCTGCATTTACTTTAGCTACACCTGGGGACAAGGGTCTGTTGCTAAAAAACTCTTTTGATTTCCATAGATATGACCTTTTGGTTGTACCTCTAGCAAACTTTTTCAAAGTGCCATCAATCACTAAATAAAGCTCATCATTTTCTCTATCGTTAAACCCTGCTGTTGCATAGAAGTTGAGGTTTACTAAAGCATTTTTGCCACCTCTAGGATCAAATATAAAACCCTTCTTGGTTGAGTTGTCAGATCCGTCAAAAGTAAATGCAACATACTTACCTTCGTATTCATATGCTTCTATATTGCTTGGATAATATTCTGTTTGCCACTGATCTCTAGTAAGCAACTGCTCTGTTATAAGCTGTATGCCTGAATTAGATGCTAACACTAAGCCATCTGGCGATGAGTAAATAGCATACTCACCCATATCAACCAATGATCTTTTGTTGACGCATGGTAGATTTGCATCTATTTCAACCATAGCCATAGCACTTGGATCTGTGCCAGAAGCCATAAGCGGTTTACCTTTGGTTGTTACTAACAGACCAGAGGCAATAGATGCTATTGCTACTATGTCATCCTGAGTCGTTAGCTGGTTTGCTAAAGGGTAGGAATGTGGTAAATAAGATTCACTAAACAGTAGTGTGTTCCCTGAGAATCCTGCTGTAATACCATTAGGCATTGTTGTAATACCAAGCATTGGTCCATCTGGGTGATCTGAAGTAGTTTCGTCTGGTGGTGCTAAGTTGTCTGCTGATTCTATTTCTTCCCCGAGAAGGTCGTCTGTAACTGCCTCTGTTGTTGTTCCAGCAGATGTTCCACTAACATCTTTGACAAATCTAAATACACCATTGATATCAGTTCTGTAAATTCTTCTTTTTGCTATAGATAAATTTCCTGATGATGCTGCTGGTAAAGTTAATGTAACAGTAGCTCCGTTTTCTGCATCTACAATGTCTGCTGATGTTACCTCAGATGGCGGTCCTTCTTCACCAAAAGTTGTAATTTCTGTATATAAGTATGCTCTAGAGCTTAGGGCTGCACCATCTGCTGCTGTGGCATTGTTAACACTTGGTGCTGCTGTAAAAGCTCCTGGGGTGGGCAATCCAAGCCTAAATGACGCTGTTGGGTATGGTCCTGAACCAGATACGCCAGAAGATAAAGATGTGTACTTAGGAAAGTTACCAGACCCTGTAAAGTAAAATCTTCCATGTGTGTCTTCTTTGATAGGGCTTTTTATAACATCTACATCATCTGTAAAGGTAAACCAAGAAGATGAGGTAGCTTTGAATATAGTTCTTGTAGTTGTTGATATGTGTGATGCTGGATGAGTGTTGCCTGATTCAGAGGGATCATTAACATCTGTTGGTATGCCTTCTATTCTGCCTGAGTCTAAAAAAACATTTTGTGCGTTTTGTGCCATATCATCTGGCAAAAGTCTGGGTGATACTTTTTTATTAAGTCCTGTAAATGTTGTAAGTTTAAATCCAGCCACTCTAACCCTCTGTTGGTGTGAATATACCTGCCTCTATAAGTTTCTCCCTATTGAGCATATGTGCTGCTTCTATATCATCTTTTGATTGACCATTGTAAGCTACAGCAAGGTTTTGGTTTATCATCTCTTGGTTGAGATCTAAGTCATCTGCAACAATAACCCCTAACACTCTGCCAAACTTACCTTTTTTATCTAACTTAGTTTGTACTTTTACAAAGTCAGCCTGCTCAATTTTTTCAGACAAAAACGCTGAAGCTAGCTTGCCTCTAGCTTTTTCATCTAAATCTCTGGTTCTAGATTCAGGAGTATCCACTCCAAAAAGTCTAATTCTAGACTTAAATACAATGTCGAAACCTAAATCTATTTCAGCATCTACTGTATCTCCGTCAACAACTCTGGTAACGGTGCATCTATATTCATACATTATTTATTTCTTTTTTCTTTTTTTAACAGTTTTGTAAGCTTCATTCTTAGCAGTTGTAGGATCGTCAGCAATGTATCTGCCTTTCTTATCCCTTGTTCTAACTACTTCAGATTCAACCAAGCCCATCTTTGCTAACATATTACCAAACCAGCTCATTTGTCCTCCTTAGATTGAGAAGCTCCAAAATAAAAAGATATCACAGCACTAGCCAATCCACCTAAATATCCTAGAACTAAATTAATTAAAGCTTCACTATTTTGTTCTGGTGGCTGCAAGGTTACTAAAAATATGTAACCAAGGAAGCCTCCTAGTGTAGCTATGCCCATAATTCTTGTTGTCCAATCTCTTGAAAAATGTTTTCTTGCATCTTGTTTTTCTTGTGCTTCAAGCTTGTAAACATCAACATCAAGCTCTTTCATTTGTTTTTCAAAGTCTTGTTCTGCTTTTTTAAGTTGTAACATTTGTTCTGGTGTTGCTTCAGCAATAGCTTTTTCTATAGACTTAGGGTTGTTTGGTACGCCAAGTGTTTCAGCTATTAGATTTGCTGCCATACCACCCATAGGTCCACCGATTGCTGTACCTAGTGTTGGAGCGACTGCACCAACTACATTTTTAAGTAAATTCTTTAATGCCATAATTATCCTTATATTGTATAAATAGCTAAAGGCTTGCTTTTGCCCTTAACTTTTATGGGTTTAAGTAATTTTAAACTAAAATCAACACTTTTTGCAGTCTCATGCCCTATCAGTATGTCTTCACCAACTTCTTTAGTTGCAGACTCTAATCTTGCTGCAACATTGATTGCATCACCTATACCAGAAAAATCAAACCTAGTATCTGATCCCATGTTGCCAATAACAGCTTCACCAGAGTTTACCCCTATACCTATAGCTATTGGCTCTGGTAACTCCTTTTGTAGTTGTTTGATAGCGGTACGCATATCCTGGGCACAAGCTACAGCTCTTGCTTCATGGCTGTCTAAATCTAACGGTGCGTTAAATATTGCCATACAAGCATCACCTATAAACTTATCTACCATACCTCCATGTGCTTGTATGCAAGTTACTTGAGCTGTTAGAACTTTATTCATTATCTCTGTTACTTGTTCTGGTTCTAGTTTTTCAGATAGATTTGTAAATCCTCT